TTGCAGCCAAGACCAAGAAAGATATGACTACTGCTAACCCATATCTTCAGGCTGAGGTCAATGGTTCTATTAATGAGCAGGGTGCGCTAAGGGTTAAGTTTAAGGCTTTGTTTGAGGCTAACCAAGATAAACGTAATCCAGCCGATGCAAAGACTAAAGAGGCTATGCAGATAGCCCTAGAAGAAGTTGCTAACTTTGTAGCCAATGCTACTGATGACTACAACTCCCGTCGTTATGATTTTAGTTCGCTAAAGGAACAGCAACGGGAAGAAGTACAGGCAATCATTAATCAGTTAGCAAAGGCTTACCCAGCAGTTAATGAAGCAAACCGAGTGGTATTTAAGCCACTACTTAATTCATTCTCACGAGATGCAGTCCAAGCAGGAGCAGGAAGGTAGTAATGGCAGAAAATAAAGATGTTACTGGGCGTGCTGCGCTGCGTCAAACGGCTAAAGGTACTAAACAAAAAAGATTAGTTTCTCAACAAGGTGCTCTTGCACAAAGCAAATCTCTTGCTAGTGATTTTGGCGGTACTAAACCTAAGTACTTTATATCTTTTGATACCTATGGCAATGTTCGTCAGTTGCAGGAAATTGTTGGTAATGAACCAGAGCAACGTTTTTTAATTGTAGATGCTAATGGTGTTGACTATGACTTAATTAATGCTGATAAAATGGTTCAGCAAGTTCGTTTATACTTTAAGAATAACAAAGAAGGTCTACGCAAGACTTTATTTGACCTTGGTTATATGACAGAACGAGACTATACAACTCGTAGTGAACAGGCTTTAACTAGCGGTATTCTTAAAGTAGCCGATGAATATACAGTAGATGTAGTTGACTCATATCGTATTGATAGCAAGACATCCGCTCCGTGATATTAACCTTATGGACCGTGATGTAGTAGAGGCTATTGTTAAAGATGTCTATAGCAAGACCACAGATATGGCTATAGATGATGAATTTCTTAAGCAAGAGACTGACCGCTATATGGAACAGATTAAGCAAGGCACTATGACTACCCTCGTAAAAAAGGGCGGAGTTAATGTGCGGCAAACAACTAAGCCATTTAGCGCAGCACAGGTAGAAGCGGAGTTGCCAAAGCGTATTAAAGAAGAACGCCCTGGCGCTACTGACCCTAAAACTAGTTTTGACTTCCTAGCATTTCTTGATGGATTAGGAGCACCAATAGCATAATGGCTGAAACAACGAATCCAGAGCAAATTGCTTATGATAATGAACTAGCAACTATTCAGGCTATGCCTAATGGTATTGCAAAAATAAAAGCACGTGAAGCATTTGATATTAAATATCCTAATGGAAGACCAACAACAACTAATCCTGCTTGGGGAAGCGCTACTGGTAAAGCAGAAGCCCTAGCGCTAGGACTTACAGAAGTTCTTATTAAAGCCTTTCCAGAATTGCAGGCTATCTTTGATGAGTTTGCAAAAGGTAATATTGCTAAGGCTCGGTTAGATTACTTTAATACAAATTACTACAAGAACTTAACTACTAATGCACAGTCTCGTCAGACTAAAAGGGCAGCGCAGCCTGGTGTATATAGCCAAGAGTTTAATGCCTGGAAAGAAGAAACAAAAAGAAAATTAATTCAAAAGGGATTTTTGTGGAGTCCTGAAATTGATGCAATGCTGGAGACTGCCTACCTCAGAGGTGATACTGACACTCAGGTAGAGATTATGATTCTCAACTCTGGCAAGATGGGCACTAAGATTGGTGGCAGTGCCCTAGGTACAGTCAATGCACTTAAAGAGTATGCAACCGACCAGGGTGTTAATACTATCCTGCCAAAGAATTACTGGGATAAAGTTTCTATGGGAATCCTAGACGGCAGTATGACTGATGAAAGTATTCAGGAAGAACTAAAAGGTTTTGCTATATCTGCATATCCTGCTTATGCAAAGGGTATTGAATCTGGTCGTTCATTTGGATTACAGACTTCAGCGCTACGTCAAAGCATTGCCAACCTTTTAGAGGTAGATGTAGATACCGTAACTAATGACAATCCAGTATTTAAACAGTTGGCTGGTTATATAAATCCTAAGACTCAGACTCCAGAAATTATTCCATTATGGGAAGCAGAAAAGATTATTAAAAGTCGTGATGAATGGCTATATACAAAAAATGCACAACAAACTTTTGATGACCTTGGAGCACGAGTACTAAGAGATATGGGGCTTCTATAATGGCTACACCTGATGATATTGCAGAGGCTAAACGAATCGCCAACGCTAGAAAAATGGCACAGACTGCCGTTGCTACTACTCCTGTTGTTGCTCCTGTTGTAACAACACCGACAGTAGACCCATATTATGTTCGTGACCCCAAGACTGGTCTTAGTCCTGCACAGGTAGAGGCTAATGCAGCAAAGGCAGATGCTTTAAAAAATTTGGAAGCAACCGCTAAGGCTGCTGAGGCATCTGGACAAGAAGTAAAAATAATAAGACCTTATGATGGACCAGCACAAATTATTCCTAAACCAACACCTCCACCTGCTGATGCAAATTATAGATATGATTATGAATGGGTTGGCGCATCAGTAAGTACTGAAAGAAATCCTGGACTTGGAAAATGGAAATTAGTTCAATATCCTAATGCTGGACCTGCAGACTGGATGTTTGATTCTAATGGGATGCTTTTCCATAAAGGCAAGGCATTTACTGGAACTTATCAAGGTGTAAATTATGTAGATGGTAAAGGTCCAGGATATAAAGAATCTGGTAGTGGAAGTAAGCCAACAACAGACCAAGCAACACTTGATTTAATTAAATCTTTACAAGACCAACTTGCAGCATTAGGCGCTGGAAATCAACAGGCTGCTATTAATAAAGCAGCAGAAGAAGCAGCAGCGAAAAAAGAAAAGGCTGAAAATGCTATTGCTGTTTTGACAGATAGATTTAGCCGTTATGGGTTAACCAGTCTTGTTCCTAAAATTAGAGAACTTGCTATTGCTGGTGCTAGTGAATCTACTATTACTTTACAGTTACAAGAAACTGAAGAATATAAGACTCGCTTCAAGGCTAATGAAGACCGTATTAAGAAAGGCTTGAGAGTTCTTGAGCCTAGTGATTATCTTAATATTGAAGATGACTATCGTCAGATTCTTAGAGCCTATGGCTTGAGACAGTTTGATACTGATGCTTATGTTCAGCAGTTTATTAGCAATGATATTTCTACTACAGAATTATCTAACCGTGTAGTTACTGCAGTACAGCGAGTACAGAATGCTGACCCAGCAATTCTTGCCACACTTCGTGGCTATTACGGCATTAGCGATAATGACCTAGTTGCTTATGTTCTTGACCCTAATCAACAGTTCCAAAAGATTGAACGTCAGGTTGCAGCAGCCGAAATTGGTGCAGCAGCAGGGCTACAAGGTCTTACCGCTGGAGTTACTGTGGCTGAGCAATTGGCTGCACAAGGTGTCACTAAAGCACAGGCTCAAAAAGGTTATGCAACTATTGCAGACATTCTGCCTACTGCTGAAAAACTATCTGATATTTATAAAGGAACGCTTGATGAGTACCGCCAATCAGAGGCTGAGCAAGAAATATTTAACACTTTGGCTTCAGCACAACGTAAAAGACGTGCACTTGCAGAGCGTGAAATAGCAACCTTTGCTGGCGGTAGCGGTCTAAGTAAGACTGCACTAGACCAGACAGCAAGAGGTTCATTCTAGATTCCCGACGTGGACCAACCAGCCCCACGCGGTGTACAAGACTGGTAGCAAGAGCCAGCCTGCTTACCCCTGAGCAGAACTGTGGCTTGCGACTAACTAACGATAGAAAGGGTGGTTGCTATGAGCAACAACTACTGGGATGAAGAAGACGACGAACAAGATACACCAGACCATCAACTGTCTGGCGAGCAAAAAAGGGAGTAAACGCTAAGGCTGCAAGACTTATTTTGAAAGATGTGCAGGAAGCCACTGAGGAGTCTATTGACTCTTGGCTCCGTGATAACGGAGATTTAATTGGCTACAACCCACAGGTTCAGAATGAAGATACGCAGCAGAATCTTGCGACTTTGCGTCAGCAAGACATTCTTACCCAAGGCGGTATTGCTCCAGACAAAGCCGTAGATTTAGAGCGACAACTAGAAAATGCCGACTCTATTGATGATTTAATGAATCTTCTACGCAATTCCTAATCCGTTCATAGTCACTTGGAGGTGACAACTCAATGCCTAACGCATATACCGATACTGGTGCCTCCTCACTCGGAGGTTCCGTTGGTGGTGCAGGTCTAGTACAGAAGGCGTATGACCGTCTTCTAGAGTTTGCTCTCCGTTCAGAACCACTACTTCGTTCTGTCGCAGACAAGCGTCCTGCTCGCCAAGCATTCCCAGGTTCAACCGTTGTTCTACAACGCTACGTTGACCTTGACCCAAAGACCTCTACTCTATCTGAGACAACAGACCCAGATGCAGTAGCGCTCACAACCCCAACTTCCGTCACCATTACTCTCAATGAGTACGGTAACGCAGTTCTTGTAACCCGCGCTCTTGAGTTATTCTCACTCGCAGATGTAGACCCAGCAATTGCAAATATCATTGCATACAACCTTGCTGATTCTATTGATGATGTAGTGTCAACAACTCTCACTGGCGGAACAAACGTAATTTACGGTGGTGCTCGTACTTCTACAGCAACCATCACTGCATCTGACACGATTGACTCAGCAGACATCCGCAAGGCTGTTGCTAAGTTGCGTGCAAATAAGGCTAAGGCTCGCCGTGGCTCTTATTACTGGTGCGGTATTCACCCAGAAGTTTCACACGACCTTCGTGCAGAAACTGGAAATATGGGCTGGAACTTCGTCCACGCACAAACTGCACCTGCTGCAGACAAGATTTGGGCTGGCGAAATCGGAGACTACGAAGGTGCATTCTTCGTTGAATCTTCACGTATCCCATCTGCTAAGGATGGTGCAGACCAGTCTGCTCTTGCCACAACTACACCTACTGTAAATGGTACCTCTGGTGGCTTTACAGTCGGTGTTTCTTCTACTTCAGTAATTGCAACACGTGCTGAAGTTGGAGACAAGATTGCTGCAACAGGTATTGCTTCTGGTACCAAGATTACTGCTATTAGCACATCTGGTTCAACCACAACCATTACTGTAGATACAGCATTTACTGCTGCAGTTACAACTACTCTTACTGTAACTCCAGTAACCCGTGTATTTGATACTCTCCTCTGCGGACAGCAAGCACTTGCTGAGGCTGTTGCAGAAGAACCACACATCGTTATCGGAAACGTAACCGATAAGTTGATGCGCTTCCGCCCAATGGGTTGGTACGGCGTACTTGGCTTTGCACGTTACCGTGAAGAAGCGTTGTATCGTATTGAAACTGGTTCTTCAATCGCTGCTCTCTAGTTGATTGACTCTGGGGGATAGGGCAACCTATCCCTTTGGGGTGAGTTCACTAGGAGGACTTATGACTAATTGGTTATTTAAAACACCAACAGTAGAAGAAGGACCTGCTGGTCAGTCTCGTCTATTTCATTTCTACAAGATAGACCGCGGTATAACTATTGTCAGAGATACCGATGGTGACTATGCACAGGTTCGTTATCTACAAGATAGTGACTATGCAACATATCCTGAGATTTATCAGGGTGGCTATAACCATACTGTAGATGATGCTACTAAAGCAGCGCTTATTGCTGGCAATGTAGGAGTAACAGAAAGTAACTTTACTGCACTATGAAGCACTGGGAATACCATCCAGAGTATGTAGATGGCTGCTTTGGATGCAAGGGGATGA